CCCACCACTCCCTGGTCACGATTACATCCCGGTCACTATCTCACCAGCGAGTGGTGAATGCCAACTCCCAACGCCCATAACACGTCATACCATCTGATATTTCCATCTTATCGCGCGTTAGGAACATGGGTATTGTGCTGCTCGCCTTGGTGGCGGGGCTGGTCGTCTGTGGCTATTTTTATTTCTTTTCCCGTAGTCGCCTGGCTGGCGATGAACGAGGCGCAGCCCGATTGTGTGAGGCACTGGACTCGGACTCCGATTGCATTGATGCCGGCTGTGAAGAGGCGCCTATTCCTGTCGCGGCTCCCGTATCCAATGGGGGTCTGGACTGTGTGGATGGTGTCCCTTCTGGACGCGGGGATCCAGACGTTGAGCCAGTTCAGGTACTCAACTCTCGTGGCGAAAACCGGGTTTGTTATGCTGTTCGGAGAGGTCGACGAGCTACGTTTGTGCAGCGGTGGATTAATTGGGGTAAAGCCAACTTTCCCACTGCTGCCCAGGCGCCGACCGTCGCAGATAGGGCTTGCATTACGATTGCCCTTTGCCGTGAAATGCGTGAGAAGCGAGTACGTGAGTGCGATATTGCACGAACGAAAGATCTCATTGTCATCGGCATCTGCACCCCCAGCAGATACGAGCTCGAAGCGCAGGCGATTGCAGCCAGTGTGACGCTCGGTGACAGGCAGCGCCTATGGAGCGAGCTAGGGAAACTCGCGGGCGGTTTGCAGTTCCGGGCCAAGTAGGGGGGCCTAGTGTGGGCACCGGGCATAACCACCGCAATAACACGCGGTGAGGAAGCCCGGATGGTGGTGCGTCACACAGGGAAGCCCTCGAAAGTGCGGGCGGTTTACAGGTTGTCCGGTGTGAGTGGGCCCATTACTTTTGGAGTTCACAACAACAACCTGGCCAACCTACGGAGGGGATTAATGGAGCGGGTGTACAATGTCGAGACACCGTGCGGGCTCGCTCCACCCCCCAAACCGTTGCCTGGCGTCTTTAGTCGGCTGGACTCAATAAAGTCGGCCGTGGTCTCCTACATCGGACGCGCCGCACCTTGCTCTCTGGACGACTTTGTCCAGATGTACGCGGGTGATCGCCGCATGAAGGTGTATCGTGAGGCTGCGGATTCGTTGGTTCACAGTCCAGTGACGACTCGAGACGCGGTTTTGACCACGTTCGTTAAGGCTGAGAAAATAAATCTTTCTAAGAAACCAGATCCAGCCCCCCGGGTGATTCAACCGAGGACCCCGAGGTTCAACGCGGCAGTAGGTTGTTATTTGAAGCGACTAGAGAAAGACATATACCGTGCGTTGAAGGCGTACACGGGAGATGTCGTGGTTATGAAGGGCTACAACGCACGCGAGTCTGGCGACATCTTTGCCCGCAAGTGGGCCAAGTTTAAGAGGCCGTGTGCGATTGGCCTTGACGCGAGCAGGTTTGATCAACATGTTTCCGAGGGTGCCCTACGATGGGAACACTCGGTGTACCTGGCGGTGTTTAAGGGCGCTGACCGGTCCACCTTGCGTGAGCTGCTTGAGATGCAGATTCACAATCGTGGGGTGGCTAGGGCTAGCGACGGCATCATCAAGTACAGCGTCAAGGGTTGCCGTATGAGCGGTGACATGAACACCGCTTTTGGCAATTGCCTGATAATGTGCGCCATTGTATTGGCATTGTTCCAGGAGTTGGGTATCCAGGCAGAGTTAACCAACAATGGGGACGATTGCGTCGTGATTTTGGAGGAGCGTGATCGGGAGCGGTTTGCGGCAGCAGTCTCGCAGTGGTTCCTGGACTTTGGCTTCACTGTTAAGGTGGAGCCGGCGGTTTATGAGCTTGAGGCTGTGGAGTTTTGCCAGACGCATCCGGTTTGTGTGGACGGCGAGTGGCTCATGGTGAGGGAC